TTACAAGCTTAGGTACCGTTCTTGGAAGCTGCTTATCCAATTCATCTTTAACAATGATCCGGACAGTTTGCTCATCCAGTTGTTCGGCTTCAACTGTCGCACCACTCACCTGATTAATCACTTCAATTTTAAAATTGATTGTCGGTGAAGCAGGCTCAATTGAAGGCATAATTTCAGCTTGAGGGCGTGAAGTACGTCCTAAAGTAAAATCCTGAACATCATCCAGATTTGAACGATCCTGAACTAAACCATTAGATGAGAAGTAGACCTTGCCATCATGGAATAAGTCGGAATTTGCCGAAGACGCTAACTTAGGTGTGTCTCTATTACCTTTATAGATAATCTGAGTATCTTGAACCGGTTGATTAAAGATATCAGATTGCTTTTGGCTTTCTATAAAGGCACTAGAGCTCATCATTGCACGGCGCATGACACTATCAGCTGAGGCGTTGTTATTGAGAAAAGCTTCTGGGTTTGCACTCTTACGCATTTTCTCAACTAAACCAACTCCACCCCATCTTTTAATGTCTTCTTGGGACCATACAATCTCGCCTTTGTGCACAGCTCCGGCAACTTCATATTTCCCACCTCGACCTGTATAACCACCTTCAGCAAAACCTTGATCTTTGATTGCCCGGATGTTTGCAATAATGCTAGCGCCTTGAGCAACCGCCCCAGCAATCAACGGTAAGTTAAGAGGAAAACCTACTTTTGAAGCTGCTGCAATATTTTGCTGAATCGCAATACCTGCTGCTGCAATCGCATAAGCTTTATCAGCGGCGAACATGATTTTGTAAGCTTTAGATTGCTCTCCAAACATTGAACCAAACATAGATGTAAGAGAACCCATCATTTGGCCACCAAGGGCAATTTGAGCATTCAATCGATCTTGGTGGTACTTATCTTCAATATCCTGAGCATTCTGAGCATATTCGGCGGCAATCTGATTGCGTTGGTCCTGAGCAGCTTGAATGATTGCTGTTTTCTGGTTTTCGTAATCCTGTTGCTTAATGAGTCCTGCTTCCATTTGTGCATTTAGACTATCTAAACCATTTTTTTCATCAAGATCAGTAGCAGCAAATTGACTATCTGCTAAATCATTTGCAGCATTTAAACGGCTAAATCGTTCCTGATCCTGTCTGAAGAACTCGCTGGTACCATTCATATCAGCCTGAATACCACCCCAGTTTTGAACAGCGTTATTCACTTTATCGCGAGTTTCTTTATCCTGTGTGGCTTTAGATAATGCGATTAGCTTTTGCCGCTCTTCAATGGAAAGTTTTGTATTCTTAATAATCTCCTCCCTTTCCAGTCTATAACGTTCCTGCATGGCCTGAGTTTCGGCAAGCAAAGATAAACGGGCTTGAAATGCTCGCTGCTCTTGGGCTAATTTCATTAGTCCTAATTCTTGCTGATACTGCTGTTCTAGCAACTCTACTGCTTGCTTTTGTTCAGATTTACTTAATTCAATATCATGAGCCGCATTGAACTTTTTACGGTTAAAGGACTCTTCTAGTAACTGTTCCTCAGTTTTACGAAACTCCTTGTAGTCTTCCAGCTTGCTTCTAATTGCTTGTTTGGCAATAGCCACATCATTATCAGCACGGCGCTGTAATTCTGCCTTAATTTCAGCTGTTCGTTCTGGCGAGAATCCTGCCTTATCAACGTCTTCCAATCTAACTTTCAAATTATTCTGGATCCGCTGTACTTCAGAAGCTACTTCATTTTCAAGAGAGCGCTGAGCATCTAATTGACGATCAAGTTGAGATTGAATGTCACCTGCTGCTTTATCACTTCCCTTACTCGCACCACCTTTCACCTTGCTCTGCATCTTTGGAGATTGATGAAGCAACTTAAGAGATACACCATCCTCAAAGATCACCTCGCTGACATAGCCACCACCTTTGCTGTCATACCATGTCTTAATATCTTTCACGGCGACATTGGTCGTAATTGGTGTGCCTTCAGGCATTGAAAAATCAATACCCTTATGAAATGAAGAAGCCCCTTTAGTTGGGGCTTTTCGTGGACCGTAATTTGAACTGATCTTATACGAAGATAATGGTTTTCCACCTGCTTGTAATCGAGCCAGATGTTCATTTGATACTTTCTGGCCCGACATTGAGCCTCCATATCGAACATCAAGATGTGGACCAGTACCAATACCAGATTGACCGGAAATACCAACCAAGCGTTTAGTAAGTTTTGCTTGTTTTTCAATTTCCTGTGTCTGCTTTCTTTTAGCTTCAGTTAATTTATCTTCTCTCTCCTGTTGCGCTTCAATGATCTTGAGATTTCTAAGCGCACTATCAATTTCATCTTTAGACAAAATCGCACTCATTCCTTTTGCTTTTTGCAGTTCTAAAATGGCATTAGCTTGAGCAACAGTGTAACCTTTATCAAGCCAACCTGATTTATAGATTGAATCAATAACGCTATCTTTTTGCTTGGCTTGATAATCTTGCAAAGCCTTAGTTGCCTTTTCTGCTTCAGTAGCAGTATTTCCTAAAGCATCCGCTTGCTTTTGATGCTGAATTGCCGCATTTTGCGCTTCATTACCTCCAAGTTTCACCTCAACTCTTAATAATTTAAGTTTCTCAGCTGATAAACTTGCTTTAGATGCATTGTCATCATACTGCGCAGCCTGTTTTTTTAGATTTTCATATAGATCCGTAGGCAACTTAATTTTATTTAAACGTTCAATGGCTTCTGTATAGCTGATAGTTCCAGTTCTCGCTTCTTTGGAAATTTTTTCAACTTCTCTATTTCCTCGTGCATAGTTCTCGATATCAATTAATACAGACCCTACAGCACGCGATGATTTCTCTAATGCTTCATTTTGTTTATTAAAAGCAGTAGTTAAATCATTAACTGCTTTAGCCTTATCATTGCCAGTTAACTTTTTTAACTCCTCATCAGCTTTCTCAGCAACTTTAGCTTGTTCAGCAAGCTTTTGCTTTGCCTCCTCTGCCTTATTATTAAAATAAGAATAGGCTGCCGCTAATCCCATTACTCCTAATGTTGCAACTCCAGCCCACCCACCAATTAACCCAAACGCTCCTTTAGCTAGTCTCCCTGCAATTGAAGTTGCAGTATTTAGCTTAATTTGAGCTGCTGTCTGAACATTAGTAGCTGCTGTCACAGCTGCTTGAGCCTGAGCATAACGTGTGGCTGCCGCTGTTGCTCCAAATTTAGCTTGGGTTTCAGCACTTGTTGCTCGCACATTCGCGAGATGAGCTTTAGCTGCATTCAAAGCAGCAGTAGCTTCTGCATATTCTGCTTGAGCGTTTAATACAGATGCTTGGCGGCTCGCTAAAGTTGATGTCATTCCCTCTTTAACAGCAGTGCTCTTCATCAAAATTGCTCGAGTGATATAACCAATACCAACCACTAATGCTCCATCAGCAATTAAATCTAAATTACTCGCAAGAGTTTGAATGGATCCAGCTAATACCTGTGCTGCACCACTACCTTTACCTGCCTCGCCGACAAATTTAGTAATTTCATTGTTTAGGAGTGTGAGAGACTGCCCGATTGTGATATCTGTTTTAGCAAAAAGAGCATCAACATCAGATTCTACATTTCTAAGTGCTTTCACGATTGCTTGTGAAGTAATTTTTCCTTCAGCTGCAATTGAACGCAACTCTCCTACGGTGATCCCCATACCTTGAGCAATAGCCTTTGCTAATGCCGGGGTTTGTTCCATTACAGAATTTAGCTCTTCACCACGTAATGTACCGCTGGCAAGTGCTTGCCCGAATTGTACTAATGCTGCATCAGCAGCTTCTGCGCTTGCTCCACTAATTGCCACAGCTTTTGATACTGTTTCAGTTAAGCGGGCCGTATCATCCATAGTTAAATTCAGTGTTTTAGCATTGTCACTAAAACGTTGGTACACCTGTAAAACAGAATCCCAAGCTGAATAGGTTTTTTGTGCAATCTGGAATGTATCTTCAGTCGCTTTATTCAACTCAGCCTGATTATTAGTAACGAGCTTTAAACGGTTCTGAAGGCCCGTATAAGTGTCCATATTATTAATTGCAGCATTAATCGTTACTAAACCAGCCATATACCCTGCTAAGGACTTTATAGCAGTACTGTAAGAACGAGCAGACTTTTCTTGTTTGTCTAATTCTTGTGTTGTCGTTTTTATTTCTTGTCCATATTTTTGGACTTGCTGAGTTGCTTGTTTAGTAACTTCACTAGTTTTGCTTACCACAGACGAAGAATTGTTAACCGTGGTATTAAATTTTTGAACAATATTATTTGTGATGTTGATTTGATTGCCCAGTTCTTTGGAAGTACGTGTAGCTGAATCACCTTTTTCGGTAATTTTAGACATTTCATCAGCTAAAGCCTTAGCATTGCGTACAGCATTCTGCGAATCAATAACAACAACCAAACGCGATTCTTGTGCCATCTTTACTTTCCTCTAGGCAATAAAAAACCCGCTTTCGCGGGTTCTTTTACATGAAAAAATTAATTTTCTGGATCAGGATGATATTGACCATCACTTCCCAAAAATAAGACTTTATTTGCAAATCCAACAACATCAGCCCCATAAGAGTTTTGAGCTGTATATTCAATACCAATTTTAAGCAATGCCCCTTCTTGCTTTACAATTGCGCTTCTTGGTTTAAATGAATAGGGGTTTTTTAAACCTATCTTTTCTAAAACTGACACAAAATATAAATTCTGAGAAATGCCCTTTTTTGAAAGGGGTAAATTAATATTTGGATCTAATACTGTTATTACATCAATGTTAGTTTGTCTCCCTTCTCCATCCTTAAGTTGAGCAATGTACTTTGTATCTTTATGAATCAAGTCCTTTAAATTCTTTTTTTTAAGGTTCTCTTTTGCCAACTTATAAAGTTTTTTGTTTTCCTCTATTCTTTTTTCAATGATTTCAGAAAACTTTTTTTCAACTTTATTTGCTTGATAATTCTCATTGAAGTTTGTGAATGTTAAAGATGATGATAGATCTACTTTTTTAAAATGCTCATTGGAACCAAATGATGATTTTAAAGCAGAAGTTAAGCTAGACGTCTTATCACCAATTATGTAGCTCTTCGACTCTTCATCTATTAAAACCACAAGTATCTCTTTATTTTTTGGATCAAATGCAACGAAACTTTTTAGATGCTGCCCAACAAATTTATTTTTATATTGACGAAACTCGGCTGTTAATACCCCATTTATAAGATTATTTTCACTGATACACCCATCTTCATCAAAATCTGTCGATCTCATTGCTCCAAATTTCATTAATTTTGAATCAAATGCTTCTTTAAAATTCGCATCATAGGCAAGTAAATTAAAACCTCTTAATTTGCAGTTCTCATTATAATTAAGTGGTTGTGGCGTGTTTGCAATAGCAAAAACCGGTATGCAAATTAAACTTAAAAAAATAATCTTTTTCATGAAATTACCCCTACATTTACGGGTAAATTATCAAACTGGTTAATAAATGTCACATCAAGCAAAACCACCCGAAGGTGGTTTAATTATTATTCATATTCTTATTTAGTTCATGCCCTATTGATTTACCAACTTCTTGACCCGAGTTGAATAGATATTCATAAACTTTTGGTCCGACAAGAATAGCTAAAATTATAAAAACAACTATCCAAAAAACTTTTTTCATGTGTCACCTGTGATTATCTTTAATATAAAAATGTATTAAGAATAAAAATTATTAAATTCTTAAATGACAAAAATCAACCACAATTAACGACAAAAGTTTTTTTATAAAAGCTAATCACAGCCTCATAATCTCTTAATAAAGTTTCCTTTGTATACACATTTGGTGAAAGCTTGAGTAATGCTGGCATGTAATGCTTTTTATAGACTTCAGGATAGGTCTTGCACAATATTTCCTGCTTTTGACTCAAAGAAACATCTCGGTTCTCTAGGGCATTAAGCATCGTATCAATCTTCTCACTAGCATTCATGAACTGCTCTTCCACTGAAGGAGGAAGCGGCTTAATTTTATCTTGTTTAGAACAGCTAACTAATACGGCTAGAGAAATAGTTAACCCCAATGAATATAAAAGTTTTTCTAACATATAAGTATAAAATTTAAGTCATTGTAAATATTATATATTTTTTTAAAATTAGATTCTATTATCTGTAAAATCTGATGTTAAAAATCCACCCTGAGTTGGTTTACTTAATGAGTTATATTCAACTCATCAATTAGATTAATCCAAGAACCGCATCTAACACCAAATTTTTCTGCAAGATTTGGGACTTTAATCCGATGATGAGCTTTAGGTTTATTCCAGTCTATGTTAGGAGTCTTTTGCTCAGAGGTTAGAACATAACCTTCACTATCATAATATTTCCCCAAACTGACAATTTCTAAATCAGCATAGTGATCTTGCTTAACATGTGGGGAAAATTCTGCAATTGGGCAATTTAGTAGTTCTATTTTAAAATCTGCAGTAATCTGCCCATGCTCATCTGGTTCAATAATTTCAGGTCTAAATAAATCAAGGAATGACTCATACACACTCTCATCATAATCAAACCTAGATATTTGCTCTAAGACTTCATCCTCAACAGATGCACATATATAAAATCCTATAAAACCTGTCGACTTGCAAACTTTTAGGCCATCCCAAATCCAAGCGAATTTTTCACTAGGATAATAGCGGTAACATAAATCAAGTATTGCATTTGTATCGATACAGATTCTTAACATTGATTAAAACACCTTTTCCTGAAGGTGCTTGAATGACTCTCGGCTAGATGCATTTCTAAAACCAAGAATAGATTTAGCTGTACTTGATGATATTTGTTCTTGCCACATTGCACTTAGTACTTTTTCAACGTAGTTATATCCAAAATACCTTAATACGGTATTTTCCTTTTTATTGTTAGGAATGCCATCATTTTTAGGCTTTATAAAATCGAGATAGTCAATTAATTCTTCATTGCCAATATAGCCTAATGTTTTCAATTGGATTGCAATTGCCGCTTTACTTGCCTTTGTTTCTTTCCTAATTAATTGAACTACTTCTTCTAAATCTAAGTTTTCATCAAAATACTTTTCGATAACATCTTTTGGAGCAAGAACATATCCAGCTACTCGATCACAATAACGTTCAATATCTTTTTGTGATTCAGTCATTCTCCCATCAAAGACACTTTGACCTAATCCTAGATGCACAATCTCATGAATTAAGGTAAAGAGTTTTCTTGATGCATATTGCCCAGAACTAAAAATGGTAATGATTGGAAGATTATTATAATACATACACATTCCGTCAGAACCAAACTTTTCAGAACTCTTATCAAGGACAATAATATCCTTATCTTCAATCAGTTGTCTCCAAGAATTATAATAATCATCGTTATTTTTAACTTTTTTCTTATAATTTCGGAAACCAAAGTACTGAACTATAGTTTCAGCATCTTCTTCAGCACTCTCTATATTACCTGATAATTTCAGCGTAAAATCCCTGATCTCTTCATTCAATGCTTCTTTAATTGAAATATAGTTTTGTCTCACAAGAGAGAACTCTTCAATTAAAGCTTGATACTTATATTTATTTTCTGAAATATCAAATTTATTACGATGCTCAATTAATTCAGGCGTATCTCTTTTATAAATATGTTTGTCGGTAGTTAAGTACACTGTCGGCACATAAAGAACTTTTGCAATTTTCTCTAATTGGCTTAGTTTAAATATCGCCCCCTCGTCTGGCTCTAAAGCCTTTTTTATTTTTGAGTCTGCAATTTTCGAAAGACGAGCCAACTCATCAACAGATATATTCATATCCGCCATGTAGCGTACCAACGCATTCGTTGAGTGTCTTACTAATTGGACTTTCATGATTACAACCAATTACTTAATATCATTTTTCCAAAGAAAATTTATTTAATATTACTGCACATAACTATTGTTATGTGCAGTAATATTTTATAGAAAATATTAGGTGACTCATATACTTTTAACAAAAGATTTCTATCCAGTTATAGTGTTCGTTATTGCTGAATCACTACAACAAAATTTAATGTTTCCACTTCTTGGTTTCTGCTTTCTGCTTCTTATGCGTCTCATCCAGAAACAGGTTATCCAAAGCAAAAATACAGTCATTAAAAATATGATCAGTCACGGGCAAATCATTATGCTCTGCATAGACATTGATTGCATGCTGATCTAAAGATAACGGGATACCCTGTTCATATCGTCTGGATCTGCATATAGTGCTAAATGCCGAAAGAATGGATTCAGCCGCATAAGAATATTCTGGCGGATCCGGAATGTGACCACCTAAGAATTTGATTTGTTCGATTTCGTGCGGCGTTTTCGACGCATACGTTTTTTGGTACTTGTAGAACTCGATGACTTTCCCAGAATTAAAGCCTTGTCCTTGTCTGCGTCTTCCTGAATCTTCTGGGCCTGTTCTTTAATGAATAGCCAGATTGAAATACCAATATCACCAAGATTAAGAAGCTTTGAGGCATTCTCAGGTGTATATGGCTTTTCAGACTCAACAGTTTTACCGTCTACGATTTCGGCAAATACCACACCTTTCCAGTCTTCTATTAAATGGGCAGCACATGCATCCATTAATAATTCGTGGTAAAGCTTGGCATCTTCATCTTTTACCATTACATCGTAGCCTTTAGACGAGATCTGGTTACCTGCTCGTTCAATAGCTACCTGAAAGGGTTTATA